TGAAGTAGCTTCGGTAAATGTTATGTTGGTTGGTGGTTCTTTTTCTGTGCCTGTTTGCAAATCTGGTTCACCTCCTACATTTTCTTCTGGTGGTGTAGATGACCATGTATAAAGATCAAAATATTCTATTGCTTGTATACCTACTAATCCATTATCTAATAAATTAATTGTTTCTATTCTATAAGCAGCATTTGATAAATTGTAAGGCGTGTAGGTTATTGTAACTACATCTCCTGCTGTAAGATTTAACAATCTTGGCGTACCGATAAAGCTTATTGTTTTTTGCCTTCTACTTCTTTCAAGTATGCCTTTTCCCATATTAAAAGCGTTATAAGGATTAGTTATGTATTGGAATTCTGCTGTGGTTTCAAGCTCTTCACCACCATCATCATTTTTATAAGTCGAAGTGCTATTATTATGAAATACAGTTTTTGTATCTGATTCGTATTTTTTCTGTGCGTTAAAAAACTGTACTACAACTTTATTTAATTTTTCAGCTTTATCTTCATAACGTATTTTTATACCTTGATCTATTATGTGATCATCGGTAATACTAAAGGATGATGATGTTGCATCCTCTATTAAAACGCTATATTTACCATCTATGTAATTTAAAAATCCTCGCATATTAGAAAGTAAATCTCTTGCATTATCTAATACAGTTTCATTGGTATCTAAAACACCATCACATTGTAATCTTCTAGTCTGTGCTAAGAAAAGACCAGATTCATCTGCATACATAAATTTACCAACAGCACCTCCACCACCATTACCTGTATCAGAACTGTTAGCTAATACAGTTGTTAAGTTTAGATCAGTTGCTTCAATCGTGAAACTGTTAGCATCTACAACTGTTGCAATGGTATAGCCTTTGTTTAAAACTGTTGCTGTAATATTGCCACCAAGACTTGTTGCACCTGAAAAAAGCACTCTATCGTTAGCAGATGCACCATGTGAAGCACAAGATACAGTAATAGTTGCATCTCCATTTGTAGCAGAAAACGTAACGCTTTTGCTTACTTTTGCAGGTGGTACTCCATCTATATAAATTCTAAAATTTGTGCTTTCTGTATGTGGTGTAAATCTTTGCGAATCAATTACATTGTTTTGATTTATGATTACTGAACCACCGCTATCTTTGACACTTAATAATTCACCACCTTTAATTTTTTTCCATGTTGCTTCATTTACTGTAATAAAATTATCTTCAACATCTGCTGAAAAAGTAGCAGAAGCATACGAGCCACTATACTCAGGAACATCAACAATAGTATCTGCGGTGTTAGCTGCTGTTTGAAAAGACTGTAAATCTATAGAAGATGTTGCTAAACCCTTACCATAATCTTGATGCATATAGTCAAGCAAAGTTAAAGCTGCATTATTAGACCATTCATAAGTAGTGGGATCATCTATTCTGTGCGAACCTGTACCACCTGTTATTGAGCCATCAAGTCTAGGATCGTAAAGTTTTCTTCCCTTAACAACTACTGTCAATTCTGGAACAGAAGTAAACATACCATTTTCGTCATACTGAAAAGATGCTGCTATGTAAGCAATTCCTCTAAGTCTGTGATTGCTTGTGAATTTTGTAGGTTGTGACTGATTAAGCATAGGATCAACTGTTTGATCGTCTGCTCCATGATGAGCATTTAATACCATTCTATAAATTTTTGTCGGATCAGTTCCAGACCTTCCATCACCTCTAAAACTTCCTGAAGATGTACCAATCTGGCTTGCAGTATTCAACGAACCTGCACCGCTAGATATTTTATCTGATCCTGTATAATACCCATCTCTAAAAACTTTTGTATCTGATAAAGGCACGTCATTGATTTCTATAGTATCTAGCTCTATTGAATCGACCTCACCTAAACATAAACCATATATTACAAATAATTCTTTTGAGTTGCCTGAATCTGTATCCATATAAAGAAGTGTTGAGCCAACTCTTCTTCTTCCATAAATAATTGGTATTTTGCCACCTTGAGCAGTTTTAGTAGCTAGTATATCTTGACCTTGATCTTTTAATTTTTGTATAGTTCGAAAATTTTTAATACCTGTTATTACAGTTATAGCAAAAAAAATATTTCTTAAAACTTCAAAAACCATTTAACTACCCCACCTAATATTTGCTTTTGTTACATGAGCATATTCAAGACCTTTATCGGATGTAAAAGCTAATTGTTGAGATTCATCGGTAAAATGCCTTCCTTGTTTTAAGTTCCAATTTGACCAATGATTTGAGCAGGTCACAGTAATTTTTGAATCTGTCTTACTTTCATCAACTTCTACATTCTTTATGTTGCCTGAGAAATAGGTAAATGCATCAATGAAAGAATCATTAGAGTCAAAAAAACCAAGATAAATATTTACTGTATTATCAATATAGTTCTGATCGTCAAATACTGATATTAGCGTTGAGTTGATATTTGATAATTCTATAGATGTTTCTTCTACCTTAAGCTCACCTGTTTCTGGTGTTGTACTGACTGATATTATTTCACCAGAAGAAGTATAAGTATTGGAATCGTAAGTTACATCAAACTGATTATCAGTTAATCTGAAAACTGTTGAGGTATTAATTTCGAGTAAGAAACAAAATGTATTAGTAGGATTTGCAAGTTGCGTTAGTAAAGATGAACTTAAATTTCTTGACATTATTCAATGCACTCTCGCAATGAAAAGTTTATAGCAAATAATCCTGAAGTATCTGTTGCATATAGAATATCGCCATTCAAATAAACTTTAAAATTAGGTTGATCTACTGTTACAGCTTCGCTATCAGCAAGTGTAGCTATTATACTTGGTGAAATTGTTACTGTTGCATTACCGCTACTATCAGAAGTTAAATTAGATTCAACCATATAAACTTTATCGTGATTAGCAAACTTAATTACATCTCCTGCTTTTAAGACATCACTTGTAGAAGTGTCAAAACCTGATAATGCAATAGTTGAATCGCCAACGCTATGAGCGCCATTAACCACTATATCTGTTTGTGTTCTATTTGCACCTCTGTTTGTGATTGGATATTGGTAATCAAATTTATCAAAAGAGTTTTGCTGTTTTTTTAAAAAAGCAAAAACATCCATAGCATTATCTTTTGATAAAGGTGGTAAAGCAATTTCCAAAGTAAAATATTGAGCGCCATATTTTCTAGTAACTCTTTTTCCAGATACCGATTGATTAATAAGATTTGGTCTATTGTCTTGCAATGATAAGCTTCTCGGTTTAATTGTTGTTGGAAAAGTACCTGACATTATGCTATCCCCATTTTACCTCTTGAGTTATAAGCTTGATTAACCATGCTTACAATCATGTTTTTTCTAGTTGCTAGCAGCTCATCAAAACCTGCTGCATCTACTGTAGATATATTAAAGTTTACAGTAGCACCCATGCCTTGTCCTTTTGTGTGATCTATAACTGTTTCGTTGGGATGCAGTATTGCTGGAAAACCACCTTTACCATCAACACCACCTGATCTTGAGCCAAACCCTGTGAAACCACCACCATCACCAGATGGTATGTCTGTGCCTGTAATATTTAGATTAGGAAATATTTTACCAAAACTGGCAAACATTTTATCTATGACAAGTTTTTGCACAGCTATTCTTATTAGCTCTTCGACTATAGAGGTTGCATAATCTTTAAAGCTAGCCTTACCTTTTTTAAGAAAGTCCATAGTAAGGTTGGTAATTCCATCATAAGATTTCTTAAATACTCCTTGTATTTCTTCTTGCACAGTTTTTATTGACGTAAAGAAATCTTTGTAGCCTTTTTCAGCATCTGCAAAAAAAGTTTCTAATGCGCCTCTTGCACCAAAACCTGTTTCGCCATCTTCTCCCTCTTCATTTGGATCACGACCTAAAAGCAAGTCCATCAAAGACCTTCTTTTAACTTTTTCAAAAACTCTAGCTTGAGCTTTATTTATTGCTGCTGCTGTCTTGTTTATTTCTTCTGTAACTCTTTCTTCTTTAGGTGTCATACCTTCAAGCAAGCCTAATTCTGGTAATTGTTGTATACCTAATTTATCTTTAATTCTTTGCGGTATTTTATCAATTAAGAGATTTATCTTTTGTATACCTTCATTTAGACCATCTACTATAAAAGAAAGAACCCCACGAAAAGCATTAGAAAAAGGTACAACAAAATTTCTTTCAATAGCTCTAAATAACATGAGAAATACTAGCTTTATTTTAAGTCCAGCTATTTCAAACTTGTTAATTATTTTTTCTACAATTACACCAACCTCATCTCTAAATACATAAGCTGCTACTAATGCAATACCTATGCCAGTTGTTATTGCCATAAATGGATTAGCCATAGCCAACAATCTTATTTTTTTAAGAGTGCTTACAACAACAGTTCCTAACAATGCTATAGCTGGTATTAACAATACATCCATATTATTTGCTAACTTTGATACGATGCTTGCAGTTCCAGAAAAACCATCTGTTAGTTCTTCAATATCACCAATTAGAAACTGAAAATTATTACGTAAAGCTACGCCAGCTTGTCCTATAGTCATAGGCATTTCTTTAATTAGATCATTAGTTTCTTCAAATCCTTGTATAAGAATTGGCATTACCACCTCTGCTGTCAATTTACCAGCATGACCAAACTCTCTTAATTCACCAACAGTCATGTTAAGACCTTCAGCTAACATCTTTGTTAAGATGGTGTTGTTTTCCATAACTGATCTAAGCTCATCACCTCTTAATGTTCCAGAAGCCAAACCCTGAGCTAACTGTCTCGCAGAGTTATTTGCCTCTTGAGCATGTGAACCAGCAATAATGAAAGTATTTGCAACCATCTGTGTTGCTTTGGCTACGTCTAACTGTGTTGCGCCTAAATGTTCTGTCGCTAAAGATAATCTAGTAAATAGCATAGCAACCGCATCAAAATCAGACCTAGACTCAATTGCAATTCTTTTCATGTGATCCATTGCTTTTGAGGTTTCTTCTACTGAGCCTGTAAAAGCCTGCATCCTGTTACGGACACCAATCATTACGTTACCAGCTTGTACAATCTCTCTAACACTAAAAGCACCAATAATGGTGTTTCTAAGTGTTTTTAATGAATCATTGGCCTGTTTTGTGCTTTTGTTAAAGCTATTAAAAGCCTTTTTAGACTTGTCATTACCAAATATATTAAAATGTATGTCTGACTTAGTTAGTGCTGCCACTTTTCTCTTCCTTCAATTCTAGATAAGCCAACCATCCCTGAAACTCCTCCATAGTCATTTGTTCTATTTCATACAGAGTCTTACCCAATTTTTCAGCTAATGCATATTTAATATATAGCTGCTTATCTTTTTTTACTTTTTTTTAACATCTTCCTGTGGGATGTTGTTCATCATCTCACTAGATACTCTAATTAATACGTCTCTATCTACTCTCTCCAATAAGTTTTTCTTATCAGCTATAGTAAATAACTTTTCGCCAGCCTCATCTAATGCTTTATAAATTAAAACATAAGCTAAGAGCTGAACATCATCATCTTTAGCTAACCTCATAAACTTAGAAGTCTCTGAAAGGGTTATAGGTTTACAGTAAATCTTAAGGGGGTTATCTGCATCCTCTCCCCATTCAGGGACTTCTATGATTCTTGTCTCAAGGCTATCAAAATGCTTCTTTGCGTTATCTATTGCTGACATCTTATTAAGCTGTCAATGTTGACAATCCGCCTGAACCTTGTAAAGCAATAGTTGCTTCTACAAGACCATCTGCTGATCCTGTTCTTGTTATACCAGTAACAATAGCTGTGCCAGAGTAATACTTACTCCCACTTGCTGTTGTGTTCGGATATACTTCAAGAGTAACAGAGTTGCCTGCATCTAAAGCTGTTTGTGCTGTATCAGTATCGTCATAAAAAACTTCTACAGATGCAGTAAACTGAGTTAGAGTTGATACATAAGACCTAGCGCTATCGCCCATTGAAGTCTTTTCTACAACCTCTGCATTGTGATCTATAGAATATGATCTAACTTCGGCTACAGTATCTGATCCAGCTTTTATAACGCCTTGACTTCCTTTTATAACTGCCATAGTTATTCCTCACTTTTCTTTTTAGAAGAAGATTTGTGTTTTTCTTTTTTCAAAGAAGGGGTTGCTTCTTCTTTCCAACCCAAGCCTAAATAATTGTCAACATTACTTGGATGACAATCAATAGAAATTTTACCATCTGGACTAATCATTTTCATGCTTTGTCTCCTAAACTGCTACGTCAGGATTTTTCTCCTTGACGTAATAATTAGTTAAGAAGGTAAGTGTTACATAACCTACTGGTTGCTCACCTTCACCTGTATATTCAATTTCTGTTGATTCAAGAAAAGTATCTTTTGCCAAACCGCCTAGCTCAACATTTGCACTTATCGCTTCTTCAACTTCTTTGCATATTGTATCAATAGTATCATCAAAGTTGCTAGTCGCCTTACAATATCCTTCAACAACTACTGATAGTTCTCTGCTCATAACTCTGTCTGATCCTAAAACTATAGGCTCAGATGCCTCTGCTTTTGTATATATAACAAGAGCTGGCAATGTATTGTCTTGTAGATTATAAACTCTTGACTCGTAAACATTTGTGCCTGTTGTAGTTAGGCCTGTTAATGTTGTTCCAAAGTATTCTCTTATTTGCTGTCTTACATGATTAGCCATTACTGTACCTCCAAGAGTAATTGTGTCATGCCAAGATTATCATTTTCAAAATTAATAACTTTATAATTGGTTGCGGCTTTTATGGTAGTCCCATCTAAATTTTTAATAGCTGGTGCTGATATGTCATCACCAAAAGCTATGTTTGGGACATCTGTCGTCTTTACATGCGCTACTGGTTGAAAACCCTGTACTGGTAATCCGCCTGAGTCTATGTCTACATATTCCTGATTTAGTATAGCGTTTATTGTAGAAGCTGAGCCACCATTAGGTGTATAAGTCAAACTTATACCATGCCCAAAGGTGGCATCTAGATAGCCATTAAAATCTCTATCAAACTCCATCGCCATAATTACTTAGCTCTTTTTTTTACCTTTTTTTCGGATTTTTCTAATCCTACACTTCTGTTTGTTTCTTTCTTTTCTTCGCCTTTATATTCTTCGGCCTTACCATAGCCAACAAGTGATCTACCTTCATCAATAGGTAATTCAACAACATCACCTGCTTTAACTTTTTCTTTGTTTGCAACTGTATCTGCAAGTATTAAATATTTCATAGTTCCTCTCTTAAAAGCGGAGGGCATTAAGCCCTCCGTGTTTTTGGTGCTTAAAACCATTTATTATGATGCAGCACAGAATGAGACAGCATGTCTCACAGCTACGTCAACTGATTGTAAAGCTACAACTCTAACTGTACCTGAAGTTGAATTGCTATAAGGATCAACAACAATGTCTAATCCTCCGAACATTCCAATAAGTAAGTCATTGAAGTTACCAAAGACGTAATTGTTAGCTGTAAGCTGTGGTGAAACAACAGCACTATAGCCATTAATTTCATCGTTTACAGCTACGAATTGCGCAGTATTGGTTGCTTTCTCAGTAGTTTTAAGTGTGCCATAGTTTGTTGGATGTACTATGTAAGCTAAGTCGCCTAGTAGTGCATTATCAACTCTAACAGCAGTTTCCATTGAAACCATCTCAGCAAAAGTTGGAGCAGCAGCACTTGTTAGTGATACTGTGTTAATTCCTGAAGTGTTAGTAATACCTGTTGGATTACCTGAGCTTCCAGAACCTTCTAATGCAGCGTCATCAATAGCAATAGCCATTGAAGCAGCTAGATCGTTTCTAATTAAGTTTTCTACATCTAATGATGATTGGATCATAAGTTGTCTAGTAACGTCTGTAAAAGCTCCAAGAGACTTAGGACTCATAGAGACTGAACCAACTGTGAACTCACTTTCACCAGCAGCTCCACCTTCTGAACTAATAAACGCAGCAGTTGATGCAGCAGTTTTTCTTGGGATTTTAACATCGCCAGACAGACCATTTAGCATAGTTGCTAGTGGCATTACTGCTGAGTTATTTCTTAACACATCAATAAAGTCGCCAGCTCTGTAGTCTTGAGCAATAAGATCACCATCTGATCCAGCACTTAAATCTCTCTGACTCCAATTTCTTAGAACTTCAGATGGCAACATTACTCCTTGAGCAGTTGCGCCATAAGCTCTTTGAGCAGCTTCAGATGCTTCAAATTCAAAACTTGCAGCTTCCTGTGCTTTTCTGTCAGTAGGATTAGCCATAGCATTAATAGCTCTTAAGATGCTAAATCTTTTTGTTTCTTTTTCTGTAAGACCAATTTCTTTTGGAGTTTCTAAAGGGGTATCATTAGAAATATTATCTAATAGTAAACCTCTAAATTCTTCAACAGATTTGCCTTCAGAAATAGCTTGATGTGCTAGGTCTCTTTTGTTGTGCTTTACAGCTAAATCAATAATCTCTTTTGAGTTTCTTGCAAATTCTTTTTTAGCTTCTGCGGCACTTTCTGATCTAACTTCATCAAGATTAATTTCTTGTTTTTCGTTTTCCATTATTTCTACCTTAGTTATATTATCTTTTTCTTTAGATCGACCAACGCCTACAACTCTGCTCTGATCAGCAGGCACAGCAACGCTTGATATTTCAAGCGGAGTCCAGCTTGCTCTATAGTAGCTTTCGTCATCTTTATTGGTACGAACTAATTTATCAATTCTATACCCAACAGATATGTTCATTCTTATACCATCGGATACATCCCTAAAAACTTCTTGAGCAAGGTTTGAATTACCAAAACGAACCACAGCAATTGTCCTTTTCGCTGTCTCATCAAGTTTAAATTCTTCTACTACGCCAATCTGCTTGGTCATATCATGATCCATGAGCAGAGGCGCACGCCCTGAGTTCATAAATTCCATATTTATATCTTCAGCGCTGTGTCCCAGCACTTCCATGCCAAAACTACGTTCTACAGGCTCTTCACTAGAAACGCCAACACGAACCAACCTTTTTTCTTCATCAATATATTCTGATCTTGATAAATCAATAGTTCTGTAGTTGACTTTCAAATCAACAACTTTTCTATCTTTTTCATCATCGTCAATATGATAAGGTCTTTCCGCCTCAGTCATTTCCATTTCTTCGCCTTCTTTTTCTTCATCCTCATGATGCTTTGCAAACTCAACAACAACTTTGTCATCGGTTTCGCTAACATTGAGGATATGCCTATCTTCTTTATCTTTCATAGATTTCTCCTCTTTATTTTTGCTTGATAAAGGATGTGATGCAGGCAATAGATCAGTATCATGTTTGCCTGACTTATATTTACCAGTCTTTAGGACTCGTAAAAAATTATTTACTCTGGCCATTGCCCATTGTTCTTTTGACGTAACATTTGGACGGACGCTTGAAGGATTGGTGTTATAAGCACCAATGCCTCTGTTGTAAACTTTTTGTAATGTTGCATAACTTGTTCTCTTAGATGGGTTGTCGCCAACTTCTTTATTATGCTCTCTTGCTTTTTCTCTTAGTGTCTCTTCTGTTCCTCTTAGCATCATTTCTTCCTCGTAATCTCTATCATCATCCATTTGCTTTACTAATCTTTTTGACCAACTAAATCCTGCATCTCCACCCCACAATGCCCAAGCTATTCTCCCATTAGAAGGATAACCATCTTCTCCTGAATAAAAACCCTCTGCTTGTTTGTCAACCTCATGTCTTGAGAAAAAACTATACATTCTTTTGATTGTTTCATCTGACAAGTTTTCATTTGCTACTATCTGTCTTGCTCTAGTAGCACCAACTCTCGTGCCACCACGACCAAACTCTTCTCGCCAATCCAAGCCTTTTTGTGCTTCAGCTTTCATGCCCTCTGTTGGTTTAGCCATCATCATCCTCCGATGCGCCAACAATATTAGCTTCTACTGGTTGTTTTTGTCCGAATGGCTGGTAAGCCAACTCAATACCATATTGTTTTGCTAGCTCTATTTCTTTTTGATGTTGCTCAAAAAGCTCTTCGGTATCTCGGCCATAACTAGCAGAAATATCTGCGTAAGTAACTGTTCCATTCTGTAGTCCCACTACATTTGCTTGCATCTCTTTTAACGGATCAATCCATGAGAATGATCGTGGTATATAGCTTATACCTCCTGCAAACTTGTCATATTTTGCTATTGGCAAACTTAAGTAACCTGTTGATATAGACATTTCTAACCAAGACTTAAAAATTGGATCAACAAAATGTTCTATAACAAATTGTTGCATTAATTGATAGTTACTTCTATCTTCCAAAGCACCCTGTCTAATAGATGAATAATTGACTGAAGTCAAATCATTAGACAAAGAATGATAAGAAATATTTAAGCCACTTGCAATACTTCTTAGTACGCTGGTTGTAAACGATTCAAATGCTGAAGTTGGGTGTGTTGGATCAAAGCTCTGGAAGGTCATACCGCTTGGCAACTGCTCAAAGATACCAGCCTGAGCGTTCATTGTTGGTGAAAATGTATCTTCGTATTCTCCATCACCTACATAACCATCACCATCAGGGCTGGTAAAGAAACCCATTTTTGATGCCGCCACTCTTGCAGCCACTATCTCTGCTTCAAGATATGCGTTAAGTTGTTTGACATTAGCCATGACTGGTGCAATAAAAGATACTCCTCTTGTTTGCTCTGCTCTGTTTGGTAAGTACGCATGAATAATCTCATCTGCTGGCACTCTTATATATTGCTGTTCTGGTTTTGGGTAAGTATTATCGTAAGGATGTTTCTTAAATAAATGATAAGCTACAGGCTTGCCATTTTTATTTACCTCTACACCCATCTTAATTGAGTTACCATTGCCTCTGGCTTCTTCGTTCTTTTGCTCGTCTAAGTGATCTGCTTCTAAAAATTGAATCTGAAAACCAAAAGGTGAATCAGTAGTTTTTATTTTTCTTATTAATACTTCACCATCTCTTAATAAAGTCTCTATAAATATTTTTTGACAATCAAGAAATGACAATCTTCCGTTTGATGTGCAATTACCTAATCTTGACCATTCTTTCCATGCGCCTTCAATAAGCTGGTTTCCAGCAAGATCAAGTGAACCATCATTGTTCCTGCTCTTGCTGGATACTCTTACGCCTTGCTTGCCAATGACATTAGACACCATCAGGTTTAAGTATCTAGAGATATAAGCGTCATTGCGTGCTAACTCTCTTCCTCGATCTCTTAATATTCTAATATTGTCTTTTATCTCGGCATCAGCGCTAGTAGAGCTTGTTAAAAAGTCTGCAAATAGTCTCCCTGTATTTGCTCCTTGATAACTTCTCTTAAAAGTTCTTTTCTTACCTTTCTTATTATTATTGCCAAATAAATTATCGTACCAAGCCATTATGTGTACTCTGTTGGATTAATGTTTTTTAATGAACCAAACTGTACCTTAATAGTATTGCCTGATCCTTGTTTGTTTCTAATTCTAGCTAATTTTATTTCTTTCATATATTCAGCTTTGTATCTGTCTCTAAATGTCATTAATTCTTCAACAGACATTCTTGATAGTGATCTACCGCCTAAAGAAAATGAAGATTGATCTATTGTGGCACGTCCCTCTATTACAGCTTCTATTGTATCGAGAACTTTCTTTGCATGACTTCTAAGATCAGCGTTTGTATTCGCAAGATTGGTGGTAATCTCAGTTCTACCTGAGTCAACCATAATTCTTTCAGAGTCGGATGATCTGGTAATATAAGCTTCCCAAATATAATCGCCAACAGAAAAAGAAGCTGTTGTTGATGAACCTACTTCTATGTAATAAGTATCATCAGCTTCGGTAGCTGTTATAGAAAATTTGTGACTTCCTCCGCCACCAGAGTCCTCGTGAAACTCATAAGTTAAAGCAAAAGAACTTGGAGGATAGTCGGATGCAAGATCATCTCTTTTCCATGTAAATCTGTCGCCTGCAACAAGTTTTGCAGGTTCAGCAGTAGGATAATTAGTTCTATCGAATTTATTACTCAAGCAGACCTCTTAAAATAGATTAATCTACTATCACATTATGGTTTTCTATGCAAATGTCAACGATTATTTCCAAGAAGTAGCGAAATTTTTAGTATTTCTACGTTTTTTCTTAGACTTTTGTCCTGTTTTTGCCATATTTTCAGCATTTGTCATAATTTTTTGATCTATAACGTCAAAATTTGGATTTAAAATGTAAATAGCTGCAAAATTATAGACCATTGTATCTAAGGCTTCGTTTCTTGGACGTATTTGTTTCCAAACAAGTGATTTTCGACCACGCACAAACTTAGTTATTCTTTTTTCTGCTGTCAACTGCTTAAAATACTCTTCATCTACATCTGCTGGAAAGTGTAAGGTTGAGTTTTCAACATCTGTTGACAATCTTGCAAATATAGCTTCCTTTGCTGTATCTGTACCAACAGGATATAACACAGCTTTATTTTTACCAACAAATGAAGGTTTGTTAGCAATAGGCTTTCCTAACTGATTTATACCTTTAATACTAAAAACTCTTCTTGACTGTCTGGGTTTTGTAAACTGGTAAACTTGATTTGTATGGTGACCACCAGAGTCAATACAAACGCAAGATACAGGCAAACTTCTACCAGATACAGTTTTGAATCTTTGCTTTATGTATTCATCTAATTCTTGCCAAACCTGTATACTGTTTGGATCACCCCAAAATATTCTGTACTCAAGCACCCAAGCCTCATAATCTTTTCCGAATCCCATAAGCTGCAATTCAATACGATCTTTTTGCGTGTCGCAACCAGCAGTAATTACTAGAACATCATCTGGTATTGTATTTATATCGTAATGTAATCTTCTTTGCAGTAAAGTTTCGTACTCTACACCTTCTCCTTGTTCTTCCCAAGTTTCGCCTAGCGCTGTGTTAATCCAAGTCTTTAACATTTCTGGTTGTTTTTTAGCTTCTAAAAAGTTTTGTGCCATATCTGCCCAAGTTGACCAGACTGAGTACAGCTCTGATATATGAAAGCCTGCTGTGTCTTTGCTTGTATCTGTAGCAACCCACTTACCATGTTTTAACATCCAGCTTTTTTTTGACTCTTCTATAACAGCACCACAATGATCGCAAGCGTAGTTAGCAGTTTCAGGTTTGTTTTCTTCCCACACTACATTTGACCATTTAAGAACTTGATACTCATTACATTCAGGGCATGGCACTTCATAGTATCTTTTATCTGATTCTTCAAAAGCGGTTTCAATTCTTGACAAACCTTTTATTGTTGGTGTTGAACACATATATATCTTTCTGTTCCAGAATGTAGTTGTTCTTTTTGTAGCAAGCGATATAGGATCACCCTCTGCGCCAGCAGAGGTCTCGTAGCGGTCACATTCATCTGCTAATAATAATCTTACTGCTCTTGAGGCTAGACCACTTGCAGAGTTAGAACCAACTATTGTTAAGTGACCTGAAGGAAAGGATTTATGTAATACAGTATTGCCTGAGTCACGGCTTCTTGGGTCTTTAACACAATTTCTAATCTTCTCTGAGTCTCTAATCATGGTCGCAAGTCTATCTTTGGAAAATGCTTGAGCCATCTGTAGTGTAGGCTGCATAATTAACATAGGAGCTGGGTCTTGATCTATATAGTAAGCAATAACATTTAAAAGTATCTCTGTAGCACCGACCTGTGCTGACTTCATAAATACTATGCGATTTATGTTTGGATCATTAAAAGCATCCATTATATCTCTTTGATACTCTGCTCTGCTTGTACGCCATTGCCCAGCTTCAGCAGAAGATTCAGCAGATAGCTTTCTGTATGTGTCCGCCCAGTCGCTAATTTTTAGATTTGGCGGAGGAGTCCAAGTCTTTTTTGTTTTTTGTAATACTTTTTCTATATTGTGTAGGTATTCCATCATCTGCTAGTTCTTGTAATGAATCATATACTTGTTCCTTAATAACTTCTTCTACTTCAGAATATTTGTCAAGAGTTAGAACTTGGTGAGCTATCCTAGAAGGCAAGCCTAAAAGTTTTGCTCTAACATTGGCAACATAGTCTATCCATGTATCAGCTACAAGCTCTGCTGGTATTAGCTTGGCCTCAAGCTCAGAAACCTCTAATTCAGCCTTGTCTGCTTGAGCTTTTGTTAATCTTGCCTTTTCTTCAGCAATATCAGCAGTACCATCCTTCTTTGTGTATCTAGCAGCTTTTCTTAAATAGTTTAAATACTGTAGCCTGCAAGCATCTATGTTTACAGGTGATCTACCAGAACCAATAGTAATGACATTATTTCTTATAAGGTCATTGATTGATTGTGGTGATAATCCTAAATGCTCTGCTAGTTCCTTTCTTGTTGCCAATATTTGTATCCAAATTACTCTCTAAATCAATAATATACTTGATTCAAAGCTGTTTTACAAAATTATAGCCTGTAATATAAATATGGTGAATGTTAGAGTGCTGTCTCTAAACAAAACCTTTGGTGTCGCAACCTG